GCACATTCCATTTTATATATTTTATATATTTTATATGTAATATAGTTTACATATTGTTTTTATATTTTAAAACACCTCCGATAGAGGTTGTTCAAAAAAACATCAAAAAACACCACTTTTTATTCAACCTCTATCGGACAGAAATAAAAACCTACTTCAAAACACTTTTGGGATTTGTGACATTTTCATTTCTCCCTTTCATAACAATTTCCAAAATGCATGAAATAAACCTATAATACAAATATCCACTCGATTTACAGTAAGACCTTTAACCAATATGCTCGCTAACGCTCGCTCCGCCCCTCCGGGGCGGAAGGCGCCCTCCGGGCGCCCCTTTCAAAAACTTTCTTTTAAAAATTCCTTTTCCATCTACATTTTGAAATGCCTCCGATAGAGGTTGTTCAAAAAAACATCAAAAAACACCACTTTTCATTCAACCTCTATCGGACAGAAATAAAAACCTACTTCAAAACACTTTTTGGAATTGCAACATTCTCATTTCACTCTTTCATACATTGTTTCAAAACAACAAAAATTGTTCCATTTTTGTCTTTGATTGAAATAACATAAAAATAAAAACCTATATTTAACATCAAAACAAAATGAACTACTCTGACAAAACCAACAAAGAACTCCGGGATATTTGCAAGGATCTCGGGACAAAATGCAAACCAAAAACAAATAAACAAGACATGATTGACCTTATTCAACATCATGTTGCCTCTATTCCCGCATCGCAGACTACGCCAGTTTTAACACCAAAAAATGAGGCAGAGTCAAAGACACCTGTAAAATCAGAACCAGAGATGAATTCTGCTTGCATTGAGAAAGTTTATGAATATGTTGCTTCTAATGCCAATAGCAACATTATTCTCCTCAAAAATAAAGAGGTTATTCGGTGGTTATTTGGAGATCTGTCCTTTCTACCTCCCATTGAAAAGAAAAACCAGACTTTGGATGAACTAAAATACAAAGCACTTGAAGACAAATGGGGACAGGACACACTAAAGATTCGACGACCAGATTTGAAATTAGATAAGCAATGGACAAATAAGTTTGGAGAGCATATTTGCGAAGAGATTTACGCACTACTCGGTAAAAATGTTTCAAAACCAGCAAATAAAGAACATTATCAACCAGATTCAGAAATTGATGATGCCATTATAGAAGCAAAAACACAAACATTTTATACAAACGGAACTGCCGGAGAAAAAATTTTGGGGTCGCCTTTCAAATATGCTGAAATTCCTGACCTCTATGGAAAACCATTGAAAATTCTGTGCATGGGTGGAGCAGAAAAATTATGTAGAGACAAATATGGAAACCTACCTGGTGCAAAGTGTAGTCCACAAAAAAAAAAGTTTCTGGATTTCTTCCGTGAAAACGGAATTGAGTATATTGGAGCATCCGATATTCTCAAATCTCTTAGTTTATTATAAGAACCTCGTTTGTTCGAGCATCAGGTTCTTTTGAATTAATTGCTCTTCTGCAATTTATTATTTTTGTGGTATATGCTTGTGGTGGAAATGCGTCTTTAACCAACTTCACTTCTGAATTACTCATTAGCATCTTCACATTTTTTGCCTTCATGTCTGCACACAATTTAAACAGCATTTTATGATTATCTAGATTAAATCCATCTGACGTATAAGATACAAATGATGTATCGTTTTCGGGAGCATAAGGCGGGTCAAGATATACAAAATCACCCGATACTACTTTTTCCAAAGAATCACTAAATGTAGAGTTAGAAAATACTACATCTTTAATTAATGTTGAAACATACCTAATATGGCCTTCATCAATAATTGAGGGATTCTTATTGTTTCCAAATGGAACATTGAACCCGTTTGGTCCTTCCCTATAGACGCCCCTAAAACAGGTCTTATTCATGAACAGCATCATAGCAGATGCAGTTATTGTTGTGCGTTCTTCTTTTGACAATGAATTAAATCTTGACCTAATCCAGAAATAATATGATTCTGGAGATGTTAGAGCCTCTTCAATCGTTGATGCTTTGCGATTTACTATATTCCCCTTGCATTTAGAAAACTCACTAATTAGTTTTTTTATTTCTGTAATAAAAGCATCCGGGTTTGATTGAATGTTTTTATAAAGTCCTATCAAATTTGAATTAATATCACTTGCATATATCTTTCCAGAAATCATGATAGTCCCATTGCTCTTTTGTGTTAGAAGTGCAAGAAGAACACTTCCACCACCCAAAAATGGTTCGTGATAGTTATTCATCTCTTTTGGAAATAATTCAATTACATTATTAATTATTTGAGTCTTGCCCCCGACCCACTTCATAAAAGGTTTGATAATTTCCATTTGTTGTGCAGCAGTACTATGAATAACATCTTGTCTAATGTCAACTCCGCCTTTCACCATTTTCACAATCTCGTCCTTCTTCTTTCCACTATATCCTTTGATACCCTTCTCCTTGCACACTGCAATCAGTTCTTCACGTGTTTTCTTTGAGTAATCCATTGTGTCTTTTTTATATGTCTCTATTGTTGCTGGTTTCAAATCAATTTTTTGTGCCAATGCATCCTTTACTTTTTTTTCTACTAACGCCTCTATTGTATTGTCCTTTTTACAAGGACGTTTGCGACTTTGATGGTCGTCAAAATGACTCTTCTGCAAAAATGTCCGATTGCATTTTTCACATGCATATGTCACCATTTTTATATTACAAATACACATTGTTTTACCGAATTCGGTGCAATTATTGACTCATTTATTTATAATAATAAAATCTCTATCGTGTTCTGCTTGAACTGTGGTAAGACTTTTGTCATTATGCTTAGAGCAACCTGCGGTTGCTCCACCTGTAACCACCCAAAGGGTGCCCCTTTCAAAAACCTCTTTTTCAAAATCACTTTTCATTTACATTTTAAAAATCCATCCAATAATTTCTCACAAAACATAAGTTTTGTGAGAAACAGTCTTCTAAGGGCATAACTGCCATGTAGAGAAACCTACGGTTTCTCTTGGAGGCAGTTACACATGGTGCAACCGAAGGTTGCACTACGCAAAGCGCCCGTCACTTCCGAAGGAAGTTATGAAAAACTTATGTTTTTCAGAAGATAGAGGTTGTTCAAAAAACATCAATTTCGCCACTTTTTGAAACCCATCCTCAAAACCATTTTAAAATTGTTGACATTTCTATTTCATCCTTCCATGCATTGTTTTCAAAATGCGTGGAACACCACTTTAATAAACCTATATCTTTCCGTTTATGGCAATAGAGAGAACAATAATAATGACAAACATTGATATCCAACTAAATGCGTAGTTCAGAAATGTGCCTTTTGCTTTTCCAAAATAATCAATCATTCCTGGAAGCATGATGAAAAACAAAACCCACGATAAAAACCACCCCGCAAACGCAAACGTTGAATATTTGATAATTGTCTCATATTTATGATACAATTCTTTTATGTCCAGAGTCATTATATAATACAATCTACATATTAGTGGACGCCCCTTCAAAATTTTACTATAGTAATATGTTATACATGTCAAAAAATATAGCAAATTTCAGTAATACTAGCGATTATTTACCATTATTTAACGCTGTGTTAATTACAGATTTATTTGTAATTTTGTTATTAAACACAAATGTGATAAAATCAACAGTTTTAAGGGACTGGTATGAACAATATAATTTATCTGCGGTCATTGCCGATGTATTGATCATATTAATTGGTTTAATTATCACAAGAGCAATTTATTATTACGTGTTTGACACATTTTCATTGTTAAAATTCACTTCTTTGGCAGTGATTGTGCAAATCATTCATGATGTATTATTTTATGTCTTTTTTAGCAATGTGCCCAGAGGAATAAATAAAATGCTCGATACATTTAAGGACTACGCAAATGACGTATCGTATAGAGCAATTTTTGCTGACAGTGGCATGATGATAATGGCGTGTTTAATTGCCTCATTTCTTGTCAACACAACCACAAATTTTAATATTATTGTTTTAATTACATTCATGTATTTGTTACCTTATTTATTGTACAACTAATAAATATATATTTCAATAAAACCGAATTCCATCCTTTCATGCATTGTTTTCAAAACGCATGAACGGCACACTAAGTAAAACCGAAAAATTGATCCTTTTTTCAAAACAATGGATTGAAAGCATAAAATTAAAACAATTAATGCAAAACTTTGAAAACAAAATTATAATAAATTCAACAATGAACACCTATACTACCGAGGAACTAGAAAATGCGTTCGAGTTCTATGATGCAAAACAAATGTATAAATGCAGAAATCATGATGACCACATCAAATCAGTGCGGCATCAGGCATGGGTTAACAATTCCAATTTGGTTAAAAGTAGTATTGAAGAATACCATTACTACTTGCGCAATTATGGGTCGGTTTTAACATTTGACCATGCGGGAAATAGTGGAATATCTACAAATCCCGCACCCAAAATACTTTTGCGTGTTCCTACACAAGAGGATGATGAAGATGAAGATGAAGAGGAAGAGTGTCGCGCAAGACAAAAAAAATCTGAATCCAATCCTGAAATGTGGAAAATACTTGCCATGCAAGAGAGCGCCAGATTACAAGAACGCGAAGAACAAGAACGCCTAATACGTGTGAGAGAAGAACGCAAAGAACAAGAACGCCTAAGAGTACCAGAATCTGAACGCAGACGTTTAAGAGAAGAACGCGAAGAACAACTGCGTCAATACATGAAAGAACGCGAAGAAGAAATGGAAGAGTATAAGGCATGGCGGGAAGAAAATAAATTTAAACCCAATCCTGAAATGTGGAAAATACTTGCCATGCAAGAGAGCGCCAGATTACAAGAACGCGAACGTCTAATAGACGAAGAGGAAGAACGCCAAAGACGTGAAGACGACGAACGTCTAAGAGACGAAGAAGATGACGAGAAAGAGGAAGAGGAAGATGAAGATGACGAGGAAGAGGACATACCATTGCGAAACATGACTGATCTTCAGATTGAAAAGTACGTTGAACGCATTGGACAATATCCTCGTGATGAATGTAAAGAATGGACTATGGTCTATAATGGAGGTGATATCATTAGATACTCATATTGCAAATTCATTCAATGGCACATAGAAGACCAAACAGTCTCCAATATCACCATCACTCGTGCCACATTTGATGAAATCACTTTCACAAATTACGTGTTTGACAACGTCACATTTGATGAATGTGTCTTTAAGGATGTTATTTTAAATAACACTACTTTTAAAAATTCCAAGTTCATTGAATGTGATTTTGACTCAAGTCTGGTCCTTGACAAATCGTGTGAAGTGGTTAATTACATTGACGATGATGACCACATTCATATTACATACTATTAATATAAAAAATAAACATAAACATAATATAACCTGTATAACCAAATATAAATTTATTATTTAATTAATTAAAAATAGAGGGGGATATTCCCTTTTTTTTTCACGCTTTGACAAAGGTGCAAAAATTGATTCATTTTAAAATCAAATGTGAAAAAAGCAAATTACAAACAATGACAAAATACTTACTGATTCCTCACTATAATAAATCCTTAACGGAAACCGTATGCTGGACACGCACGTTGTCAACCGGCAAAACCGTCACACTCAAAGTATTCAATGAATATCGATGTTTCAAAATAGAAATTGAATTAGATGACGCCCAGAAATGTGAAATGCTCAAAATGGATACAATCCCGTTAGACAATTATTCATTTGTTCCCGATGAAATGGAAGGGTGCAATTGCTGGAGTGAGATTATGAACGAATCGGCATTCACAGAGGCAGAAATTGAGGAAATTGACCATGACAATCTAGACATTGATTTCTTGGATGACAGCGATGAATGGAACTCTGACCATGAAACCAGTTATGAACTGTCTTGCGGTTGCGATTTGATTGAAGAAACCAAAGCAAAAAATTGATCCATTTTCATTGAATAAACTGCAACAACACAAAACTAAACACACATAATTACAATGTCACAACAACAACAAATTGAATATCTATTAGAACAGATAGATGAAATCTTCCACATCTTTATGAGAGATGTGTATTACGATTTACATCCAACTACCGAGCAACAAAACGATGAAAACTGGTGGAACAATA